AGATGCCGATTTCGTCGTCATGATCGACTGGGATCAGTTTGCGTGGTCGCATCACGGCGTTGTGCACGGATTCGGCGCGATGGCAGAAACGCCAGACGCATTCGGCATGGGCAGCGTGTCACTGCTCGAGGCGAACGTGGCGGAAAGCGACGGGACGAACATTCGACAGAAGCGTGGCTGGCTGCACTACGACTGCTGGACATTGCGTATCAACACGTGGTGGGACGATTACACAGCCGGACAGGGTGCGTGGAAGCACCAATGGTTGCCGCCCGTTGGTTCTCCACTGGTGCCTGTGTGCACCGTCTTTGGCGGGCTGGCGATCTACCGCACCGCCGACTACCTGCAGGGAACCTATGACGGCAGGACAGACTGCGAGCACGTGACGCTGCACAAGACGATTGGCGAAAGGACAGGCAAAAGGATGTACATGAACCCAGCGCAACGCTGCGTGATGCAATTTCTACAGCCTGTCGAGGCCAGGGATGGCGGGAAACACTGCGACGATTAGCCTGACGGCGTTTCGCGCCGATTGGCTGACCCACATGCCGATGCGGTCGCTGTGTGATCGGTACACGATCACGCGGGACCAGGTCATCAGGCTCAAGCACGTCTGGTTGTTGCCGCCCAGGCATGACCGGCGATTCCGAGCCAAGCCGCTACGGCAGGCAGACCCAACGCCGGCCGAGATAGCAGCCGCCTGCATTCGCCTGCAGGCATCATGGGACGAAAAGACACGCGAAGACCGCCGCGTGCAAAAGACACAGCACGTGACGCTGCGAGTGGTGCCGATCTACGGCGACGAACTACGGCACGAACTGCCCGACTCGCAGAGCATTGCTGATGCAATGGACGATCAATGATCGAAAAGCCAGCAGACACCGTCTACCGCCGCATCGTCATCGAGTACGGGCAGGTGTACGCCTACGCGTACTACCTGAACGAAAACGGAAAGATTTTGGCTGAAGAGTGCTGGAAGCAGCCATTCAAGCTCGACCGCCGCGACGTGCAAGACGAGGCCGGTGACACGTGGGATCTGATCTACCAGCACCTGCAGGACACCGTGCTTTGGTCTGCAAGTGACGCCGAGGATCCGGGCAAGATGGAACCAGACCCACCAGAGGAGTAGCCATGCCCAACTACGAAGCCACGCCAGAAGAACTTGCCCAGTACGGCGCCGGGCTGTCGATCTGGCAACAGATTGCGTTGCTTCAGGCGTGGTCGCCGCTGATTGGCTACGGCCAGCGGTTCATCAACGAACTGGACCCGTACAAGCGTTCCGTCATCGTGAGCGAAGCGGCCGAATGGCTGGCGTCCAAGACCAAGTCGCAAGCGGATGACCAATTGGTGCGCTTGCTGGCTGACGTGCTGAAGACCACGCAGGGCGAATCACTGGTGAGGTGGTGTCTTCTGCAGGTGGAGGCTAGCAGGTGAATGCTGACACCGCTTTTCGCGCCGCTGCCGTCATTGTGGCGATGGTTCTGGCGGCTGCTCCCTACTGGCCGCAAATCAGTGCCGCCGCAGGTCGTGCGATGGAAGCCGCAAAAGAAAAAGCCGGCCTGATCGGTCGTGTGGCCGCCATCGCACTCCTGTTGGCCGCTGCCTACGGCAAGGTGCCGCTGCCTGCCATGCCGTCTATGCCTGCCGCTGGCGTCAATGTGGAGACTCCCGCCGTGGAGATGCAGCAGTTAGTGCGGCCGGTGGCCGAGGCCATGCGGGAAATGCCGTACGGTGACCGGATGCTGTGGGCTGCCACTTGGAGCAAGGCAGCCGTAGTTGTAGCCGGCGATGCCGTCAGCACTGAAGCCGTGTTCACGGACACCAGGTCGCTGCGACTGTTCACCACGCTGGCCCTAGACATTGCGTGGCGGCGGATCGGCCAGCACGTGCCAGGTGGCAACGAGCCGCTCAGGAAGGCCGTGGAAGCCGCCTACGGGCAGGCTGTTGGTACTGACGTGGTTCCGGTCACCGCGGACGTGCGAAGCCGTTACGCGGCGTTCTGTAAGGCCGTGGCGTGGGCCGGCGTGAACGGAGGCTGAGCCGTGGCCGACTTCCTGCCATTGATGGGCTATTCGCCCAACCGTGAAGGCACAGACGCGTTTCTGGCGTCGCTGCCCAGGCCGACGCTGTCACAAGCCGGGCCAGATTTGGCGCTGGATGAAAGCCGCGATGTGTTCCTTGGCTCGGCACTGCTGAAATGCGACCCTGCGTGGAAGCGTGGTTCCCAAAAGATCGGCAGTTGTGTCGGATGGGGCTGGAGCCTGTCGTGCGACATTCTCGCGGCCTGTGACATCTTGCTGCGGAATGAGCCAGAAACGTATGGCGGTCGCGTGCTCGAGGCCAGCGTGTACGGGTTCAGCCGGGTGGAGGTGAGAGGCCAGCGGAATCTAGGTGGCGATGGGTCTTACGGTGGCGCTGCCGCCAAGGCGGTCACCAAGTACGGCACGCTGCACTACGGACAGGACTACGGCGGCCAGACATTCACCGACAACAGCGGCACGCGAGAGAAGGAATGGGGCCGGGACGGCGTTCCCGACGCATTGGAAAAGTACGCAGCCGAGCACACCGTCAGCAGCGTGGCATTGGTCAGGACGTTTGAAGACGCTGCCCGAGCGATCCAGAACGGCTATCCAGTGGCCGTGTGCTCCATGCAGGGCTTTTCCATGACGCTCCGCGACGGCGGCTACCTGTCGCCAATGGGGTCGTGGGCACATTGCATGATGTTTGCCGGCGTTCGATGGAAACCGTATCCGGCCCTGTTGTGCGTCAATTCATGGGGAGACTGCTACAGCGGCGACGTTGACACGGCGTTGCCAGTGCAGTTCCAGCGGTCTTCCGGCTGGGTGCGAGCCGAAACGTGCAGCCGCATGCTGTCCGGTGAGGATTCGTTTGCCCTGTCTGGCTACAGCGGCTTTGCACCACGGACGCTGCCCGCCAACTGGCTGGAGGGGATTCTGTGAGATACATGCTGCTTCCGCTGGCGATCGTGGCCGGCTGCGTTGCGACATTGCCAGACGATCACGCGGTCACCGCAGACCTCGCGTGCGAAACGGCCCGCCTGGTCGTGCAGTTGCGTAACGAGATCGCCCCCAGCCCGGCAAGCGACGAGTGCGACAACTGCGATGGCACAGGCAAGATTGGCGATGGCCGCATTGTGCTGACCTGCCCTGTTTGCAAAGGCACTGGCAAGAAATGAACGCCACAGCAGAGCCATCGGCCACGCTCGAGCAGTTGCAGGCACACGTCTGGCAGCGGCTTAGCCTGCAGAAACACGTAGCCGGTAGACGCATTGTGGACCGGATCACAAGACGTGCCGTGCGTCAGTGGCCCGTGCCAGTTCTGGCACAGTGCGATGCAGCACAAGCCAACGTCGTTGGCACCTACTACACACGCACGATTGCACGGCAGGCCCGCCAAGAATTCGGCATGGGCATCATTCTGACGCTGGTGCTTGGGGCTTTGGTGCAGGAAATTATCAAGTTGCTGGTGGCGTGGTGGATCGACCACCGCGGCGAAATGATTGCCATCGTCAGGGAGTGTGGACATGACGACTGAGGAAATCAGGCAGGGCGTGCTTGACACGTTTCTGCGGATTGCTGATCGGTTTGGCGTTCCGTGCGTTGTGCTGGCCGTCGTGCTGTACTTCGGCCGCGAGGCTTGCCAGGTGCTCTACAGTGGGGCCGTGGAGCCCGTGGTGAAATCGCACATCGAGTTCTTAGAGGCCACGAGCGAAACGCTGCACGAGATTGGCGCCGTGCAGACACAGCAGGCGAAGACGCTGCAAGAATTGGCCCAAGGCCAGCACGAAATCAAAACGGCCATTTCGCAAAGGAACTGACGCATGGCGATGAACCCAAAGCTACTGCGGCCAAGGCGGTCGGTGGTTTACCACCCAGAGTCGCTGGCGTGGCAAAGCGCCGTGGTGGCGAATGGTGGAACGGTCAGCACTTCAACGCTGGCGGCCGTGTCCACGTTCTGCAAATCCATCGCCGCCGCCGGCCTGCGGGACCGTTTCATACGGGTAAACTTGTTCTGCGGAGACAAAATGGGAAGTTTCGCTAATTGCGGACTTCTTGTCCCGCTGTACCGTGGGCCGAGTTCCGCTGGAACGCAATATGGCAACACCGTCGATTCGGCCAGCGGGTTCGCTACGTCGAACTACTCAGAGTCTCAGGGGGTCACGGCCCCATCCTCTGGGGCCATCTATTTTGACACCGGCGTCACCGTTAATTTCTCCACCGCCACCAACACGCATTTTGCAGCATACGAATCATTAGTGCCGACCGGCTCGTTCAAAACGCTGATTGGCGTGGATGATAACCTGTCTGCCGGCACACGCTCCGCGTGGTGGCTCTCACACATCAGCACTACGCGCACCGACGCCTACGTCGGCACAACAACGCCATTGATTTACAACGCCACCAGAGCTGCAGGGTTTTGGTGCGTCAGCAATCAGTCTGCACGGCGCGACTTATTTCGCAACGGGTCTTCCGTGGCGGCGGTTGCGAGCGCTCAAACAGGAGTCGGAACGGACACCGACAACTACTGGAGCGTGTTTTCGTTGCGGCGCGACGGGGTGAATACGGACTACTACTACGGCGGCCGGCTGAACGGATATTCGCTTGGATATGCGTTGAGTGCGTCACAGTCGCTTGCCTACTACAACATCATGCAGGCATTCCAGGCGTCCCTCGGGAGGAGTGTGTGATGACGCTGAAACAATTCCTCGCAGGAGAAATGCCTGACACGGAAACACTGCGGTCGCTCGCGCTGGTATTTGATGGCGAAGTCGCACAATCCATCCGTGCCGCCGATGCGGCGCATGGAGATCCGAGGTGTCGGCTGGTGCCCGCCGCAACTGCGGACGGTCGGTGGCTGTGTTCTGCGGAGATTCTCCCCGATTGCGTGACCAATGGCGCAACGTACTTCGCTGTGTTTTCGGCCCTGACGGCCGATGCCACTGGGCGCATAGATGTAGTTTCTTTGGCAATCCTGCAATAGCGATCAAGGACGGCCGATGTACACAGCATACGACGCCATCGAGTACCTCATGTCCAGCACCGGAGGCGGCGCCCAGGGCCGGGAGCATCGCGTTCTGCGCCAGGGGCTGTTCCATGCCTACCGGGACTTGGTGTCGGTCAGAGACTGGAAATGGCACCAGACCTCGGAAGGCCCATACGACCCAGGCGTTAACTGCAAGAGACTCTGCAGTATTCCTACGATCACAGCACAGGAGAACCGAAATGGCAGAAGCCAAGCTCAGCCGACTCTATAGAAACTTCGACATCACGCTTAGCACCGCAACCTCGTCTGCAACCACGGTAGACATGCGTGATGTGGCCGGCGCTGTTGTGTCGTTTGGCACCATGAGCACCAACGCTGCAACGCTCCAGATGTGGGGAGCCACCTCGAGTGCAGGCACGTTTAGTCGGCTCTACAAGACGGACGGCAGTGCTGCAGACCTGACGCTTGCACCATCCACTGCGGACGGGCGCACGTATGCCCTGCCTGATGAAGTGTTTGCGGTGTCGCACCTGAAGTTGGTGTCAGGCACCACGGCAAGCAGCGGTGTCGTTGGCGTCGTTGGGCTAAAGAGCTAGGGCGTGCCACAGCGAATTCCAACGCACAGGCCACTGCGTCTGCGTACGGCACAACGCAGGGATGAGTCAGGGCGGCCCAATGCGGCTGCACGCGGCTACTGCGACAAGGCACACAGGCGGTGGCGTCAGGCCGTGCTGACACGTGATGCGTTCGCGTGCGTGGACTGCGGCAGGATCGACCATGCCAACCACGCTGACCATATCGTGCCCATAGCCAATGGTGGTGATCGGTACGACGTAGGGAATGGGGCTTGTAGATGCCCAGCGTGCCATGCACGCAAGACGCTTCGGGAAAACAGGACGAAGGCGGGGCGGTCGGGATCATAGGGGCCTGCGCGGATACAAACCCCACGGTTTCATCACGCGGACGCGTGGCCGAAATTGCAACTTTTGGAGGCCGTAGCGTCATGACTAAGGGCAGGAAGCCGACGCCTAAACCGATACTTAGCCTGCGCGGGTCACGCGTTAGGGGGCCGCACAGCACCGGAATTGACGCACCTCCTGGCGTGCCGCCGGCGCCGGCGTGGCTGTCTGACGTTGGCCGTGCCGAGTGGGATCGGATCGTGCCCATGCTTGAGGCTAGCAAGGTTATGAGTCTGCGGCACCAGCAGACGCTGGCCGCCTACTGCGACTCGTTCGCAGACATGGTGCAGGCCGACGCAGAACTGAAGGCCAACGGCACCACTCTGATGGACGACAAAGGTAGGGTGAGTAATCACCCGGCATGGACCCGCAAACGGGATGCCCGCACGTCGATGCTGAAGATCGCGGCAGAGTTTGGCTTGACGGCATCAGCACTGGCCCGCGTCACGGCGGTTGAGAATGGCCCGCAAGAAGACGACGAAGACGCCCGCATGTTTGCCTGAGTACGGCCAGACCGGCGTGGACGCGGTGAATTTCTTCACCAAGCACCTGCGGCACACGCAGGGCGAATTGGGTGGCAGGCCGTTTGTGCTCGAGCCGTGGCAGGCCAGCTACATCGGCAGGCTTTTCGGCACACTGCGGCCAGACGGTATGCGGCAGTACCGCACGTCGCTGCTGGCGATTCCCCGCAAAAACGGGAAGAGCACGCTGTGTGCGGGCATCGCCATCAAGTTGCTGTTCGACGGCGAGCCAGGGGCACAAATCTTTTCCTGTGGTGCCGATCGCGAGCAGGCCCGCCTGGTCTTCGAGATGGCAAAGGCGTGCGTGGAAATGTCGCCTTCGCTGCGGTCCCGCCTAAAGGTCTACCGCAACAGCATCGTGCGAGAAGATACGCACAGTTTCTACAAGGCACTGTCGGCCGAGGCGTTCACGAAGCACGGTCTGAACGCACACGGCGTGATCTTTGACGAGTTGCACGCCCAGCCAAACCGCGAACTGGCAGACGTGATGCAGACCAGCATGGGTGCCAGACGGCAGCCGCTCATGGTCTACATCACGACCGCCGGCTATGACCGCAAAAGCGTGTGCTGGGAAATCTGGAAGTACGCCGAAGCCGTGCAGAGCGGTGCCGTGAAGGATGACACGTTTTTACCGGCCATATACGCCGCAGATACGAAAGACGATTGGAAGGACGAAGCCACATGGGTAAAGGCAAATCCCAACCTGGGCATCAGCATCAAGGCGGATTTTCTACGCACGGAGTGTGCACGTGCTGTGGAAATGCCGGCATACGAAAACACGTTCCGGCAGCTGTATCTGAACCAGTGGACGGAGCAAGACAGACGGTGGCTGCGAATGGATCACTGGGCGCAAGGAAACGTTCCCTGCCCTGTGTCGCTTGCGGGCCGCGAGTGCTGGGCCGGTCTGGACTTAGCAACCACCTACGACACTACGGCCCTGGTGCTGCTGTTTCCCCTTGAGGATGGCACGTACTGGGTGGAGCCGCATTTCTGGATTCCATCGATCAACATGCACGCCCGCGTACGCCGCGACAAGGTGCCGTATGACGTGTGGCACAAGCAGGGCCATCTGCACGTGACCGAAGGCAACGTCACGGACTACGACCGCGTGCGGGTTGACATCAACGATCTGGCCAAGAAGTACCAGATCCGTGGCATCGCCATTGACCGTTGGAACGCCACGCAACTGGCCACGCAACTGCAAGGAGACGGCCAAAACGTCATAGGCTTTGGCCAGGGCTACGGCTCCATGTCGGCGCCTGCAAAGCGTACCGAGGCGCTCTGCGTGGCCGGCAAGCTGCTGCACGGCGGCCATCCGGTGCTGACGTGGCAGGCGGGAAACGTGGCGATACAGAGCGACTACGCCCAAAACATCAAGCCCAGCAAGGCCAAGAGCACAGAACGCATCGACGGCATTGTGTCGCTGGTGATGGCACTGGGAATTCACGACACGGCCACGGCACCGCCACCCGAACAATCTTGGGATCTGATGACCCTATGAGCGAAACCGAACAGGCCGTGGCTGACTTCCGCATGATTGACCTTCGTGGCATCGACTGGCCCGAGGTTTCGCCGTCTCGCACGCCGTCAGGCATCCGCGTCAACGCCGACAACTCCATGGCCTGCTCGGCCTACACGGCGTGCATTCGCGTCATATCGGATGCGGTGTCGGCCCTGCCGCTGCATGTGTTCGAGCGGATGGCCAACGGCGGCAAAACCAAAGCGGCAACGCATCCTGTGTATCGATTGCTGCACCAGCAGCCCAATCCCTGGCAGACAGCCCAGGAGTTTAGGGATTGGATGACCGGCATGTATCTGCACTACGGTGCGTCGTATGCCGAGATCCGCCCAGGTGCTCGAGGTGCCGTATCTGAACTGTGGCCGCTGCACAGCAGTCGCATGGAGCCCGAGCGATTGGAAGACGGCACTGTCCGCTACAAGTACCGCGAACCCAGCGGCCGGCAGACGGTCTACTCACAGTCGCAGATCTTCTGCCTGCGGTTCACGACCGAGGACGGCATTAAGCCGATCCCGACCTACAAGATTTTCCAGAACGCCATCGGCCTGGCCCAGGCTCTTGAGGCCCACGGCAGCACCTACTTCGGCAACGGTGCCCGGCCGGGGATCGTGCTGGAGAGTGACAACCCGATTCCGGCCGAGGCGGCTGAGCGGCTACGCGAGCAGTGGGAACGGATGCACCGTGGGCCGGACCGTGCCCACCGCACTGCGGTCCTGCCCAACGGCGTAAAGGCTCACGAGCTCAGCGGCAGCAACGAGGCTGCCCAGTTCCTTGAGACGCGGCAGTACCAAGTCATTGAGATTTGCCGGGCGTTCCGCGTGCCGCCACACATGATCCAAGACTTGACACGCTCGACGTATTCAAACATTGAGGTGCAGGGCACAGAGTTCGTCCAGCACTGCCTGCTGCCGCATCTGAAGCGATGGGAAGCGGCGATCAGTCGTGACCTCATCGTGGATGACGAGAAGTATTTCGCCGAGCACAACGTCAACGGGCTGCTGCGTGGCGATCACACAAGCAGGGCGGCGTTTTATGTTTCGGCGCTCCAGAACGGCTGGATGACGATTAACGAAATCCGAGAGGCCGAGAACCTAAACCCGATCGGTCCTGAAGGCGACAAGCACTTCGTGCAGTTGAACATGACAACGCTCGACAAGATGGGGCAGGAGCCGCCAGCACCAGCCGCTGAGGCTGAAGACAGCCCGGCCGATGACGCTGAAGACCAGGCCGAACAGGAGGACACGACCGATGGAAATTGAGCGCCGCGATTTTGCTTTTGAAGAAGAAAACGAACTTGTGGTGGAAAGCCGCGCCGACGGGCGAGCGGCCATTGTTGGCTACGCGGCCGTATACAACCGTCTGTCCCTTGACCTTGGCGGCTTCCGCGAAGAGATCCTGCCTGGTGCATTCGACAAGATTCTCAGCCGGCAGCGTGGCCGGCAGGACGTGGTTGCCCTGTTTAACCACGACAGCAATATCGTTCTGGGCCGCACCTCGAGTGGCACGCTGGAGTTGTCCACGGATGACAAGGGCTTGCGGTACGTGGTGACTCCACCAGTGAGCCGTGCCGATGTGCTGGAACTAATCCAGCGTCGTGACGTTCGTGGATCTTCCTTTGCGTTCACCGTCGATAAGGGCGGCGAAGGCTTCCGCCAGGGCGATGACGGCAAGGCCGTGCGGCAGATCCGCGAGGTGTCTGGCCTGTATGACGTTGGCCCTGTGCTGGTTCCTGCGTACCCGCAGACCAGCGCTGGCGTGGCCATTCGTTCCTACGAAGCTTGGATGGCTTCGCAGTCGCAGCCTGAGCCCGAGGCGGTTGCCGCTGCTATCGCCAAGCGTTCCTTGGTCCGTGACGCCGCTGCGGCGTGGTCACTGAGGCTGCGCCGTGTCTGAGGCCCGCTGCACCTGCGGCGAAAAACTGCGGTGCCGTTCCAGCCGCCCATGCGGTGACGAGCGGCAGCGGTACATGCGTTGCCCAAGGTGCGGTGCACGCGGTGTCGTGTTTGTGAAAACAACACTTTCCGAAGTGCGCTTCTGCAAGAGGCCGGCACGCTAGTGGCACTGTGGACTCCATCGGCAATACCGCCGGCGGAGAACTCACACAGTGGACAACCTCAAGAAGCTTCAGGACGAGGCGGCTGCCCTCGCCAACCGGATCGACGCCGTGCGTGCTGTCGAGGCCGAGGACACGACTGCCCGTGATGTTGAGCTGATCGACCTGAACAAGCGGGCCGAAGAGCTCACCGCCAAGATCGACTTCGAGAAGAAGGTCGCCGAGTCGGCGAAGAACCTGCGTTCCGTGGTTGACCGCTGCACCCCGGCTCCCGAGGTGCGTGCCGACGAGCCGAAGGCGCGGATCGAGTCGGTTCCGTTCCGTGGCAAGCTCAAGGCTTTCCGCTCGCACGAGGACGCCTTCAAGAGCGGCATGCAGCTGAAGGCCACGCTTCTCCGCGACGCCGACGCCAAGCGGTGGTGCGAAGACGCCGGCATCGAGGTGCGTGCCCAGGGCTCGACGGGCTCGACCACGGGTGCGGCGTTCGTGCCGGACATCCTCCTGTCCGACACCGTGCTGCGTCTCGTCACCGAGAACTCGGCCTTCGCGTCCAACGCTCTGAACATTCAGATGCCGAGCGACGTGGTGCTCGTCCCGAAGCGGACGGCCGGTGCGACCGTCAACTGGCAGAACGAGAACGTGGCGATCACCGACAGCGACCCCACCTCGACCCAGGTGACGCTGACGGCGAAGAAGTGCACGGCTGCCACCAAGATCGCCAACGAGCTGCTCTCGGACGCGGTCAACCCGGCGGCCTACGCCGACTGGATCGCGGCCGAGCTGGCCCTGTGCCTGACCAACGCGATCGAGAACATCGCGTTCAACGGCAACTCGGGTTCGGCTCCGAGCGTGGCTGGCATCCTGACCAGCAACGGCATCCTCGCGGGCTCTTCGGCGACCTACGCCGCGAGCCTGGTGACGGCTGCCGGCGACACGCCGGATGAGGTAACCAAGGCGAACCTGCTGCGGATGATGGCTCTGATGCCGTCCCACAGCCGCGCTGGTGCGAAGTGGTACTGCTCGCCGTATTTCTTCGCGGACTGCATGCAGGCCCTCGACGCCGCCCAGGGCGGTTCGGTCGGCCTGTCGCAGGGCCTTGGACTCACGTTCATGGGCTACCCTGTGGTGCTCACGGACGAGATGCCGAGCTCGGGCGACCAGACGGGCAACGTGATGGCCCTGTTTGCCAACTTGGCGAACGCGGCAATCTTCGGCACCCGCCAGGGCATCGACCTC